TATGATAGAAAAGGATTTACGTATGGTTTAGGTTTAGCTATGATGAATGACCTTGAAATTACAATAGCAGGCCCCTCAGCTAATAAACAATTTTTTAATGGTCATTTATGGATGTTAAATTATCCTAAACTAAATTTGGTTTTTGACACTCCTAATACTAAATTATTAGAACTATACCATAATCACGATATATTTGTTCATCCTACTATGTTAGAGGCAGGACATCCTAATTTAACAATGATTGAAGCCGCAGCTGCTGGTTTGCCTATTATCGCTAATTGGGAATATGAAACTGATTTTCATGGTGCTTGGAGAGCTCCTCGTGACGTTTTTGAAATGGATAGAGGACTAAAAAATATTATGGATAATTGGGATTCATATAAAACCCAATCCATTAATACAGGTAAAGAGTTATCATGGTATAATCGTTCTAAAGAAATAATTAAAATATATAATTCATATGCCTTATAGTTACGGAGAATTTAAACAAGAAGTTAAACAACATATATTAACTACTCTACCTAAATCATCAAAAATTTTAGATGTAGGGCCGGGATGTGGTACTTATTCTCATTTATTAAGAGAATTTGGATATTCTATAGATTGTGTTGAGGTATGGGAACCATATATCCATCAATTTAATTTAACACAACATTATGATAATGTTTATTTAAGTAATGTTATGGATTTTGATATTGCTCCTTATGATTATATCATAATGGGAGATATATTAGAACACCTTTCATTTAAAGATGCTACTATCTTTTTAAAGAAAATAGAAACTAACAACCAAAAATGTTTAGTGGCAGTACCATATGAATATGAACAAGAAGAATACGAAGGCAATACATTTGAAATCCACCTCCAACCAGATTTAACTCCCCAAATAATGAAATCTAGATATTCAAACCTAGAGTTACTTTATGGGGATGAAAAATATGGATATTATATAAATTATACTTTAAATATGAAAGAAGTTTTAATCCAAAATTACAACAGTTTACAGCAATTAAATTTACCTTTTAAAGAAGCTAAAAACGAATTTTTAGTTAATTTTATAGGTGGAGCTAAATTTGAAATTAAAGGCGATAAAAAAGCCAACTACCGAGTAGTATTTACTAATAAAAAAACAGATAGTATTTACTATGAAACTACTATTGGAAACAATATGTGGACAAGTCCTAATATTAAATATTTTGTAGATTGGAAAATTGAAGCATATAATGAAGATACTAATGAATTAGAATTTACCCACGAATATAATGCTTCAGATAAACGAGTTTATATCCACCTAGAATCATCAGCCATTGGAGATACATTAGCTTGGTTCCCTTACGTTGATGAATTTAGAAAAAAACATAAATGTAAATTAATTTGTTCTACTTTCCATAATGAATGGTTTGAAAATGAATACCCTGAAATTGAATTTGTAAAACCAGGAACTGAAGTATTTGATCTATATGCAATGTACAATATTGGTTGGTTCTATAATGAAGACCATACAGTAAATCACAATAAAATTTCTATTGATTTTAAAAAACATCCCCTAGGACAAACAACAACTTCTATTTTAGGCCTTGATTATAAGGAAATTAAACCTAAAATTACTATCTCTAACAAAGGAAAACAAATTGATGGTAAGTATGTTGTAATAGCACCTCATGCCTCAGCTCATGCCAAATATTGGAACCATCCTGGTGGTTGGCAAAAAGTAATTAATCATTTAAAAGATGAAGGATATAAAGTAGTAATGATTACTAAAGAGCGTTTAGGAGATAGTTGGCATGATTCTAAATTAGGAGGTACTTTAAAAGGAGTAATTAACAAAACGGGTGATTACCCAATTGAAGATAGAATGGTAGATATCAAATATGCTGATGCGTTCATTGGTGTAGGTAGTGGATTATCATGGCTAGCGTGGGCAATAGGCACCCCAGTAACATTAATTTCTGGATTTAGTGAACCATACAGTGAATTTTTAGATTGTGAACGTGTATTCAATTATGAAGAAAGTATATGCTCGGGATGCTTTAATAGAGAATGGTTAAATCCTGGTGATTGGGAATGGTGTCCTGACCATAAAGATACCAAAAGACAATTTGAATGTACTAAATCAATCACCCCTGAAAAAGTAATTGAAGCAGTCAATAGAACCCTTAATGTTTAACAAAAAAATTAATATTTATAGTCATGGAAAAACAGTTTTTAACACCTGAAGAGTTACAACAAGTAAATGAACTTAACGATAAACGAAATGATATCGTAAGCCAATTTGGTCCTCTTGAATTTGAAATTCAAAGTTTAGAACTTCGTAAAGAAGTACTAACCGAAGAATTAAACCAATTACTCAAGGACAGCGAAACTCTAGGAAACAACCTACAGAAAAAATACGGTGAAGGAAATGTTAATGTAGAAACTGGAGAGTTTATTAAACGATAATTTTTGAATTTTTTTCACATATTTATAACAAAACAATAAATAACAATTAACATGGCAGAAACTTTAGTATCTCCTGGTGTATTAGCAAGAGAAAACGACCAATCATTTATCACAGGTCAACCTGTAAATGTAGGTGCCGCTATTATTGGTCCTACTGTTAAAGGTCCTGTTGAAATACCAACAATAGTTACTTCATATAGTGATTATTTGAACAAATTTGGTGCTGTAGTAACAAGTGGTAGTGATACTTACACATATTTTACCTCAATTGCAGCATATAATTATTTTAATAATGGTGGTGAATCATTATTAGTAGCAAGAGTAGTATCTGGATCTTACAGTAGCGCAACTTCAACTTTCGTTTCCGGAAGTACAGCAGGTGCTATTGCTAGTGGTAGTACATTTACTTTATCCACCTTATCGGAAGGTGTAATTATGAATTCATCTTCAAGTTTAGATAGTTCTGGATCTTTAGCAGATGGTAACGTAGATAACTTAAGATGGGAAATTACTAACCCCTCAACTTCATCAGGTACTTTTGATTTGTTAATAAGAAGAGGTGATGATAACTCAAACAATAAAATTGTTTTAGAAACATGGACTGGTTTATCCCTTGATCCTAAAGCAGAAAACTTTATTTCTAAAGTAATCGGTGATCAAACATTAAATTATAATGTTTCAAACACCCAAATCGAAGTCTCAGGTTCTTACCCTAATGCTTCTAGATATGTAAGGGTTGATTCTATTAGTGTATTAACCCCTGATTATTTTGATAACACAGGTGTTGCAAAAACAGAATATGTAGATTATGTTCCTGTTGCTCAAAGTGGTTCATTTAATGGTGCTACGGGTGATGTAAAAGCAGGTGCTAATTTCTATGATAATATTAACGGTTCAAATACTCAAGGTTTGGTTGGTGAAAACTATACTAACATGATTAGCTTATTATCAAACCAAGATGAATACGTTTATAATGTGTTACTAACTCCTGGTCTATACAACTCAGGATACGCTACACAATGTACTAGTCTTATTAATAATACTCAAAATAGAGGTGATAGCTTATTTGTACTTGATTTAGTTCCAGCTAATTCATCAGTAACTACAGTTAGTCAACAAGCAGCTTCAAGAAATACTTCATACGCTGCTTCATATTGGCCATGGACTAGAGTATTAGACCCAGATACAGGTAAACAAGTATGGGTACCTGCATCGACTGTAATGGGTGGTGTTTTTGCTTACAATGATTCTGTATCTGAACCTTGGTTCGCACCAGCAGGTATTAACAGAGGTGGTTTAGGTCAGGTAATTAGAGCTGAACAAAAATTAACTCAAGCTCAAAGAGATACCCTGTACTCAGGTAAAGTAAACCCAATTGCTACATTCCCTGGAACCGGAGTAGTAGTATATGGTCAGAAAACATTACAAACTAAAGCAAGTGCTTTAGATAGAGTAAATGTTAGAAGATTATTAATCCAGCTTAAGTCATATATTTCACAAGTAGCTCAAAACTTAGTATTTGAACAAAACACAGCTGCTACGAGAAATAATTTCTTAGCTCAAGTAAATCCTTACTTAGAATCAGTACAACAAAGACAAGGTTTGTATGCATTTAAAGTAATTATGGATGATACTAATAACACCGCAGATGTGATTGATAGAAACCAGATGATTGGACAGATTTTTATCCAACCAACTAAGACAGCTGAATTCATTTACTTGGATTTCAACATCTTGCCAACTGGAGCTACTTTCCCAGCGTAATTTTTAAAAAGTTGAATATTTATAATAGAATTAAATAGATAAAATAATGGCAGTATTAGATCCAAACGAAATATTTTTCACCGCTTTCGAACCAAAGCAGGCAAATAGATTTATTATGTACGTTGATGGTATTCCATCATACACAATTAAAGCTCTATCAGCCGTAACATTTGAACAAGGTGAAGTTGTATTGAACCACATTAATGTGTATAGAAAAATCAAAGGTAAAACAAAATGGTCAGATTTAACTATGACATTGTTTGATCCGATTACTCCTTCTGGTGCACAAGCCGTAATGGAATGGGTTCGTTTACATCATGAATCAGTAACTGGTCGCGATGGTTATAGTGATTTCTACAAGAAAGATTTAACTATGAACGTATTAGGTCCAGTAGGAGATGTAGTCTCAGAATGGGTAATCAAAGGAGCATTCATTAAGGGTGGTAACTTTGGTGAGTATAACTGGGATACTGAAAATGCTGCAGTTAATTTATCATTAACTCTAGGTATGGATTATTGTGTATTGAACTTCTAATAAAGAAATTCAAAATATTTTCAAAGAGAGCTTGGCTATGTCAAGCTCTTTTTTTATCGTTATATTTATACTCGTTAATAGTTATTACAAATAAAAATTATGGAAGAAAAAAAATTTAATTTCCCAACTGAAGTTGTAGAATTACCTTCAAAAGGTTTGCTTTATCCAAAAGAAAGCCCCCTTTCATCTGGAAAAGTTAATATGAAATATATGACTGCTAAGGAAGAAGATATCCTTACAAACCAATCTCTAATCCAAAAAGGAATTGTTTTAGATCATTTACTACAGGCACTAATAGTTACCCCTGGTATTGATGTTAAAGATTTAATTGTTGGTGATAAAAATGCTTTATTCGTTGCTGCACGTATATTAGGATATGGAAGCGATTATACCTTTAATTTTGATAACAACGAATATACTGTTGATCTAAGCGAAATTGAAAATAAGCCTTTTGATCCTTCCCTTATTAATGATAATAATCAATTTCATTTTACACTCCCTACAAGTGGGGTTGAAGTTACATTTAAAATTATTACTGGAAGAGATGATAGTAATATTGATAAAGAAATTGAAGGTCTTAAAAAAATCTCTAAAAATGGATCTTTTGAACTCACTACTCGCCTTAAACATACCATTACCTCAGTTAATGGAGATGTTGAAAAGAAAACTATCCGCGAGTTTGTAGATAATCAATTATTAGCTCGTGATTCTAGAGCCCTACGTGAATATATTCGCTCAGTCCAACCTGATGTTGATTTAAAATTTACAACGGATAGCGGTGAGGAGGTCGCTATTCCCATTGGGCTTAACTTTTTTTGGCCTGACCTCTGATATAGCTCAGCAAGTTAGATTTAATTTATTTAAGCAGATACATGAAATAGTATTTCATGGAAAAGGAGGATATGATTGGACAACGGTTTATAACATGCCTATATGGCTTCGTAAATTTACCTTCCACCAATTACAAACTTTCTATGAAGAAGAACAAAAAGCATACGATGATGTTCAAAATCCTGGACAAACAACTGCCATAGATTCCTCAGGAAAAGTTCAAACCCCTGAATTCATGAAATCTAGAGAATCTAAATCTCCAACTTATACTACAAGGGCGTCAAAGAAATGACGCCCTTTAATATTTATAACTAAATAAATATAAATATGGCTAAATCCCAGGCAGAGTACGAATTATCTATTAAATCTCAGATTGCTAAATTAGATCAAGAAAGTGCAGAACGTTACCAAAAATACCTTATGGGGTTACAACAAGGTAATGCTACTTTAGATGAATTTAGAGGTCTTTGGGAAGATATTAATTCTGAATTAGATAATGTATCTAATGATTTAGATTATATTAACAACTCATTTAAAGCAACAGTTGCTGAACTTTCATCAGCTAATTATTTAATTAGTCAACAAAAGAAAGGATTAGATGGTTTAGCTAATGTAGCTAGAGAAGTTCTTAGTGTTAGACAAGGAGAAGTACTTTTAGACGGTAAAAAAGCTGCAAATCTTAAAGAACAGTACGATAAATATCTCCAAATTCTTAAAACTACTCGGGACCAATTAATAGCCATTGGTGCAACAACCCCAGAACAACAAAAACAGCTTGAATATCTAAACCAACAAATTAAAGATTCGGATAAAGTTCGTCAAGGTTTTGAAAAGGTATTAGAAGTTGATAAAGAAATAAATAAACAATTAGGATTCCTTCCTAATGTAGTCGGAGGAGTAGATAAAGCTTTACAAAAATTAGGATTACCTGAATTAGGGTTTAAAGATGCTCTTGATAAAACCAAAATGATGGGTCAAGAAGCTAAAGCTGCGGGTAATCCATTTAATGCTATTGCTAATTTTACTAAAAACTTAGTAGTTAATATTAGTGAAGCAGTTACTTTTGCTAATTTATTAACGTTAGGAATTGGAGCAGCAGTTGTTGCTCTAGTAGAAGCTGATAAGCACACTGGTGAACTTGCTAAAAATATGGGTGTATCCTATAGGGAAGCCACAGAGTTCCACCATGAAATGACAGGTATGGCCAATACCTCAGATTATTTAGTAGTTACTACTAATGATTTGATTAATGCTCAAATGAAATTGAGTGATGTTATTGGTACTGCAAATAATTTAAGTAAAGATTTACTAGATGATTTTGCTGGTTTAACGGAACAAGCAGGTTATTCTGAAGAAGCTATGATGGGACTAGGAATGATAGTAGCATCTACCGGAGCAGACCTCTCAGATACAACTTCAGAAATGTTAGGTCAGGTTGAATTAATGAATCAACAAAATGGTCTCTCAGTTAATAGTAAACAATTAGTAGAAGAAATAAGTAAAGTAAGTTCAGCGACTGCTTTAACCTATGGTCTGCAAGGAAAAAAATTAGGAGAAGCCGCATTCCAAGCCAAACAAGTAGGTATTAATCTAGAACAAGCAGCTAGTATTGCCAATAATCTACTAAACTTTGAAGATTCCATCTCAGCAGAATTAGAAGCTGAATTGTTAACTGGTAAGGATTTAAATCTTGAAAAAGCAAGACAACTAGCTCTTGAAGGTGATATAGCAGGTGCGGCTAAAGCTGCTCTTGAAAACATTAAATCAGCTGCCGAATTTACTAGTATGAATGTTGTTCAACAAGAAGCATTAGCTAGAGCCGCAGGTGTTACTCGTGAAGATTTAGCCAAATCTTTGATGGAACGAGAAGCATTAGCTCGTTTAGGCAAACAAGAAGGAGATATTCAAAAAGAATATAATAAATTAGTTGAACAAGGTCTATCCCAAGAACAAATAGCCAAAAAATTAGGAGATGAAAAACTAGCCAGCCAACTTCAATCAACCTCAGCTAATGAAAAATTTGCTGCTACTTTTGATAAATTAAAAGAAGTATTTACTTCATTAGTAACTCCTTTACTTCCTGTTCTTCAAGTAGTAGGAGATATAGTATCTGCTTTTTCTCCATTATTTAAAATGATTGGACAAGTTGTTAAATTTACTGTTGAATGGGGTAAATATCTTCTTCCAATTTATGGTATATACAAAGGCATACAAATCGCGTCTAAAGTACAATTAGGTATTCAACAAGCTCAATTAATGCTTAGAATTAGAGCTAAAGGTACTGAACAAGCTATAGGAATGCAAAAGCGCCTTCAAACCTTAGCAGATAAAGGATCAGTTGCTCAAAAATTCGCATACAATGCTTTGTTAACTAAGCAGATGGTTCATGAAAAAATGTCTAATCTCCAAAAGAAAATAGCTAATGGTTTAGAAGCTACATGGAATTCGATTAAACAAAGAGGAATCCTTTTAACTTTAAAGGATATTGCATTAGCCGGAGTTAAAAAAGCTAAACAATTAGGTGGTTTTTTAATTGATGTAGGTAGATTCGCGGTAACAGCAGCTCGTTCTATAGCCTCTATTCCTATTATTGGCCCTGTTTTAGCTATTGGAGCTGCAGCTGCTGCTGTAGCGGGGGGTATGGCTCTATATAATAGATTCAAAGGAGATGACGTAGTTTCTCCTGGATATGGTAAACGTACATTATTAGCGGGTAAAGATGCTATTGATTTAAACGATGAAGATGATGTAGTAGCAGGTACTGACTTATTTGGGAGCAAAAAGAAAAAATCATCCCCCCAAAGTGAAGGGGGACCTTCAGTTGATCTTACACCATTAATCAACGAAATGGCTAATATGAGATCAGTTATGGAACAAATATTAATGAAAGAAACTAATATTTATTTAGATTCAACAAAAGTAGGAACTGGATTTGCTATGGCATCATCAAAAGTTCAATAAATTCAATATTTATAATAAAAAATAATTATGGGACTATTAGACAAATTAAAAAACCACGGATCAACACTTACAAGTTTAGACGGTAAAACTCCAAAAACTAAAGAAGCAGTTACCCCTATTGCTCCTAATTCTTTGGTAGACTCAACCCTTGACTTAGACGGTAAAACCCCAGAAAAATATTTAGATAATCTTCCGAAATAATCTAAATGCCTTTAATTGATTTAAAGACTGACCTCAAATCCCTTAGATATGGGAAAGACAGGATTTATGGTGGAAGTAGTAACCAACCCTACATAACCAAAAAAATTCCTGAAGGGTCATCTTCTTTAGGAGTTTTAGATAATGATTTTCTATTAAGAGGAGGAATTACAGCAATTTCTGAAAGTGGAAAAGATGTTCTTCGTATTGGAAAAATGTTTTCCGATTTAAGATCTATAAATGGGTTATTATTTACTACTAAACAAGAACTCCTTTCAAAATCAGCAGTTAGAACCCAAGCTAGTAATAGTCCTTTAAACGAAGGAATATACACCCCCTTAAATACTTTAGCCCAGGTTGGAGTATCTGCTTTTGGTCTACATTTAAATAAACAAGGAAATAATCCTTATCCTGGAGGAGATGGATCTATTATAACCTATTCTGAAGTAGTTAAACCTACTCAGTCTACTTCTACAAATAGATTGGTTGCTATTAATGATTATATTCAAAAGAATAAAGGAACAACTAATTGGGAATTTTCTGGTATTGATATTAATGTAGGTCCTAATGTTGTATCATACAATGGAGGTCCGGGTTCAAATCTAGGTATAGGTAGAACAAATATTAAATATGCTGATCAAAGAACCGGAAAAAATAGTTTAACTGATCTTAACCTTAATAAACCTGGATTTACTGATTTTGGGTATTATGTAGTTAAGTCAGTTCAAGATGGAAAACTTAAAGGGGGGATTAAAATAAACACAGATCAACCCTGGAATAGCTCTAAATATGACCTCCCAGATAATAACGTAAATACCCCTCAGTATGATCCTAAAAATCCTCTAGAACAAGAAATCTCAGGATCTTATAATGTATTTAACGGGAATGGAGTAAGTCAAAAGTATACTAATGCCTTTCCGAAATCTAAATTATTTGGAAACGATTTTAATTCTGATGGTAAACCTTTGTGGAATAATAGTGTTTACAACTCAGGAAGTTCTTTTCCAGATGGAACCAATGCTGCTAATTTTGATAATGGTACTATAACCTATGATCAATCTCAATTAAATGAAGCTATCCCAGTTAGTAAAGGGGGAACAGTTAAAGATTTCAGATCTATAATTAGATCTAGTACACGAGGACTCGCTTCTAAAAGCAATATAGTATCAGGAGAATTAACAAATGCTCCTAGTTATGTTGATAAAAATATTGAAACCAGAGTCCAATTAGGAGACCCAGGAAATAGAAAAGGAAAATCATACGCTAATTATGCCTCAGGGTCTGTTAGTTTAACTTCAAAAACAGGAAAAGGAGAACCTTTAGACAAAATCAATGCATCCGCTATCGGAGCTGATCCTACAAAACTAAATGATTTAGTTACATTTAATATTATTCCTATTGATGGGGATAATGCAATGACTTTTAGAGCATTTTTAGGTCCTATTTCAGATAATTATTCTGCTGAAATTAATTCCCAAAAATTTGTAGGCAGAGGTGAAAATTTTTATACTTATGGTGGGTTTGACAGAAAAATCTCATTATCTTGGACCGTTGCTGCCCAATCAAAAGCAGAACTTATTCCAATGTATAAAAAATTAAACTATTTAGCATCAAATTTAGCTCCTATATATAATGGGGGATTCATGCAAGGACCTATAGTTCAATTAACAGTAGGAGGGTATTTCCATAAACTCCCAGGGTACATAACAGGATTAAATTATGATTTGGGTGAAGAAAGTACATGGGAAATTCAAATAGATACTGAAGGTAATCCTGATCGTGAAGTTAGTGAATTAGCTCATGTAATTAAAGTATCTGGATTTACTTTTGTTCCAATTATGCGAAATCTTCCAACAAAAGGAGCAAGATTTATTGATTTATGGAATGGGCAAAAATATTTATAAAAATTTATGGCTAATAGATATCGTAACATACCAAAAACAAAAATCAACGGTAAAGAAGTTTATAAAACTTCTAAATATCCTGAAATTCCTTTAGATGAAAATGATACTTATGTATATACTACACAAGGAGACAGATTTGATGTGTTGGCTCAACAATATTACCAAAATAGTTCTTTATGGTGGGTTATATCTATAGCCAATACAGGAAACGTAGGAACTGATTTAGCTACTAATTTACCCCAAAGTACATTAGTAATTCCTGAAGGTCTTCAAATTAGAATACCGGCAAATCCATTGAATGTTGTAGAAGCATTTAATTTAATTAATCAATAGTTATGGGTAACTTAACAGGTGAGAATTTTCATTCAAATATAACAGGTCAAATTAAAGCCCGTCAAAAAGTTTACGGGATGTCCCACAGATTCCCCAAATTCATCCAGTATACCAATGGTAATTCTGCTTGGATAAAAATGTCGTCCGCAATAGACATAAAAAATGCAGGTAGCGATCCCGCTAAACAGTATGTTTTATTTGGAGGTACAGCCATGGAATCAGGATCTTCACTTAGAAAAGGATTTGAAAATACTTATACCTTAGGTACTGATAAAGAAGGCTCAACAGGTCAGGGATTTCGCCCAATGCCTGGTATTACTTCTTTTGAAACAAAAAATAAAAATAGAGGATCTCTTAGGGAAGCCACAGTAAATATAAAATGTTTTAATACTGAACAATTTCAAATCATAGATCAATTATATCTTAGATTAGGATATGGTGTTTTAGTAGAATGGGGCCATTCTCTATGGCTAGACAATTCAGGTCAGGTAAATGAGTTTAGTGAAGAAATGTGTCTTACTTCAAACTTCTTAAATGGAACCTATAATAAATCTCCCAAAAAACTAAGAAAAGATATTCATGATAGAAGATTATCTACATTTGGAAATTATGATGCATTATATGCTAAGATAGTTAATTTTAGTTGGGAATATAAATCCGATGGAAGTTACGAAATTACCTTAAAATTAATTACCTGGGGGGATGTAATCGAAACCTTTAAAGTAAACCAACCAGCTTCAGATAAAAAGGGATCTGCAACCGAAAGCACAATTGAACAAGAAAAAGAAGATACAGAAGAAGTTCAAAACGCTTCATATGATTCTGATGTTATACATTATGCTCGGAATTTAAATTCTATGGCTAATGTTTTCTATAATATGAAAATGGAGATGGTTTTTAATAGTAGACAAACCGTATCCAAGTATAATAATGATGCTCCAATGTATATAAGCACCAATGCCAAATCCTATGGTTTTGAAAAAAATACAGATTTTGTTTGGTTTTGGGAATATACTAATTTAGATGAACAAAGATATTATGTTCGTTTAGGAGGATTGCTCCATTGGTTAAACACTTCCCAAAATTTATTTACTGGAGGAAAAGATGGAGAACCTCTTATTACTATAGACAATGATGTTGAATCTAATCTTATATTTACTACTTCAAATGTTATTCCTTCTGATCCTAGAATATTAATGTTTAAAAGCATGGTAACAATGGCTACAGGGGAAGAATACAAATTTTTCCAAGGGGCCGATCAATATAGAGTTCACTTAGAAGGAGGTACCCAAGGTCAAATAATGAATACTTATTTTAATGCTGCTTGGTTAATAAAGGCATTAATTGAAATAAAAGACGAAAAAGGTAATTCTTCACTTATTGATTTTTTAAAAAAAATATGTGAGGGAATCAATACTAGTTTAGGAGGTCTTAACCAATTAGAACCCGTAATTGATGAAACTGAAAATCGAATTTATTTAGTAGATGAAACTGTTTTACCTAACAGAGATAAAATTATTAAAAAATTTAACCCATCATCACCTTCCGAAACAGCTAAATTCGAAGTTTCTGGGTATAAAAAAGATAATAGTACATTTGTTACTGACTTAGGGATTAAAACAGAAATTACTCCTGAATTGGCTAAAATGTTAACTATTGGAGCCCAAGTAGGAGGGTTAGCTATGGGTGAGGATGCGACTGCTTTTTCTAAATGGAATGAAGGATTTACTGATAGAGTAATGCCCGATAAAACTGATCGTTTAGGAACTAATAGTAATAGTACTAAAGAACTTATAGAAAATTTTGTAAATATAGAAAAAGAATATTCAAATGTACTTGTTCGTTTATCATCATTAAAATATGATGAATTTGTAGATAATTTCCCTGAGGTTATTAATAGTTTTTTATCTCAACAACAAGCTATTGAAAGTATTACTAAATCATCTGCATCTACTACGATTGGTTTTATCCCTGTTAATCTAAATCTCACATTCTCGGGCCTATCAGGAATGAAAATATACCAAAAATTTAGTATTAATAATTATTTTTTACCATCAAACTACCCCGAAACAATAGACTTTTTAGCCAAAGGAATATCACACAAAATTGAAGGGAATAAATGGTCAACCACCTTAGAGAGCCTTTCAGTCCCTTCATCTAATGTTAGTACAAAAGCTAGTGATAGAAAATTAACATTCTATACACCTCCTACTGATCCTACTAACTCAAACCTTCCCGCTCCTAACGATGGTCCCCCTTCTACTGAGGATAAGAAAAAGGCTAATATGGGACTTGCAGGTATCCAAAAGGGTAAATGTTTAACCAAATCCCAACCTATCACCTCAGGAACTCAATGTAAACCTACAATTACAAAATCTGAAGCAAAAGATACTCTTGATTTAAGATCAGCTGCTTTACAAGCTGCATATGATGCTACTTTCTCTAATGGAGAATACATATCAGGATATTGTGGTAAATATACTTACAATCATGCTTATAATTACACACGTGCTTTAAAAGGAGAAAAGTTAGCTTATGGAGGTAGTTTATCTGCTGGAGGTAATGCTAATCAAACTGGGTATTTTGCTAACTTAATTAAGTTAGGTTATACTATGAACGTAGTAGGAAAAAACATTACCCAAGATGAATTAATGTCTTACTTAAAAGGAGAAAATTATTTCTTAGGGGATGTAGTAGTATATTGGGCCAATGATAAACCAAAAGAAACTTCAAGTATCTATGGTCATACTCAAATGTATATTGGTAAAGGTTATATCACTGAGAAAAAATCTAAAAAAGGTGCTCCTGCTGGTTGGACTACTGATGTTTTTACTAATTATGGAAGTAACTTTGTTTACCGAAGAAGAGGCCATAATTGCTGGAACCTACTCCATTTTAGAGCCCCAATACCTTATGTTAAAAAAGAAGAACCAAAAGTTGATCTATTTGTTTCTCGTAAAATATATTTAGATTATATAGAGGTTATAGATAAAGCATATAATGGAACGGATAATTATCGTAATGGAGTTCCTCTAATGAAAGACTTAAAAGGAACTTTTGATGATTGGGAACATTCTATGGCTACACGCCTTGCTGAATTATTTGGCCTTGATGGATTTACTGATGACCATTCTTGGACCAATAAATTCCCTCTTGATAAATTAAACCCTTATCATAAATTCATGTTCTCGCAGCAACTTCGTGAATTAGTACTATTAGTATCTAAAGGTAGTGGTAGTATGAAATTTTATTTTCCATATTCTGAAGATCCCTTCTGGCTAGCTGACCATGATGGATTAAAAAACTATTATGAAAGTAATGGAATTGATTATAATAAAAAAGCCACAAGATTAGATTTACTTATTAACCCCGTTGAATACAAAACATTCTATGGAAACTGGTAATCAATAATAAATTTAAAAATATGCCCTATTACCCAAAACATTTTATCCAAACTAACCTCTATACCGACGGTACTGAATACCAGTATAAAGGTAGTACTAACCCCTATGTAGGACCTTATTGGAAAGCGGGTAATGGAAGGTTTTTTGCTGGTAAAACACCTCAAGATAAGACAGGTTATGAAATCGTACCTATTGAAGTAGTAAATAATCAAACTACTAATAGGCTTTTAGATAACCCTGCTTATTACCCTAAAGCAAGAATTTCAATTGAAGGTGATTCTGCTGATATTGATACTAATGTAAATGTTGCTACGGTAACTAATTATATTAACATAGATGATAATAAAAAAATAATTAACAAAACTAGAATTCTTCCTATTAATAATCCAACTTTACCTACTAGTAAAGATTATGAATTAGGAGAATTTAGAAGATATTTTTGTAAAAAAATAAATGAACTCCAATATTTTGAATTAAGTAAAGAGTTTTATGATTTGATGGTTAAAAAAAGCCCAAATGTGGTGTGGGAATTATATTCTATTTTTTCTATTCCTTGGCAATTAACTGGAGAAGAAAAAACCGTTTATAATATTAACAAAAATATAGTAGACAATATTTCTTTTAATTTGAAATTATCTAAATTTGGAGATTTCCTAAAACATAATTATCTTAAGTACTATCAAGAATAGTGCTAAATGTATTGGTTAATAGAGACGGAAGAACAAATAAGTTATTTAATTAATAGAGGTTTTAGTGAAGCATATATGGAAGTAATTCCTACGTCTCATACTAAACACCCTGCTATCAATGACGTATCTTTAGTGTATTATAGGCCTACTAACGATAGTAAAGGGTATATGATATGCGTTGACCATAGTGAAGGATTAAGTGTAAGTAAAACGCGGGTAAACGAGTTATTAGAGCAAACAAAAAAGTTATGGACGTTAGATAAAAAAGATACGTTATTCTATTTTCCATTAAAAAGCTTGCTCGACGTTAACCTAATCTCTCCTCCGTATATACAAGAATCAACAGCAGCACACACAATTCTAGCCCAACGTTATAGCGATAAACAAGATTTGAATCGCATAGTGCCCATAGTCAAGCATTACGAGCGTAGCGAGACAACATATAACGCCATAAAACATAAGTTTAATGAGGTATTATTACCGCATTTTGAGTTCTACAACAAGTGGGCCACATTAGCTTTTTTTGGGATAGAGCGAAACGGAATTAAAATAGATAAAGATGAGTTCAAAAAACATTTCGACAGGGATCCGCAGGACGAGTTTGTATTTACTTCTTACAATCTTAAAACCCTTACTACAAGGCCTTCCAACAAGTATGATGGTATCAACTACGCGGCTCTCAACAAGGAAAACGGTTGTAGGAAAAGCTTTATTCCTCGTAATGATGTGTTTGTGGAATATGATATTAGCGCCTATCACCCTACTCTTAGTGGGATGCTTATCGACTTTGATTTTGGTGATGATGATATACATAAGACTTTTGCAAGCATGTATGG